CGTATCCAATACTGACTAACTTAAGAAAGATAGAAATTTTTGAAGAACCTGAATACGAATTTGATGTCACTAAACCAGATGGTATCGCAACAGCAACAGTACATTGTAAATCAATTGAACATTTAAACGATCAACGTAAACGTAGAAATGCGATAGCAAAAGCAGCAGGATTTTTACCACCGCTTATTAAAGGTGAAGAAGAACAAACAGTAATGGATGGATTATATAAAACACAGAAAGCAGTACAACCACCGATAGGAACTTCACCTAAAGAAAAACTACATGATGTATTACATGCAAGAATAAATGGACCTAAAGCATCTACTGATGCGGCGTTTAAATCTGGTTCAGTATTAATAGAAGGTGAGTATGCATTTTTTAAATTTGAAAAGTTTTATGACAGATTAAGAGCTAAAGATTGGAAATATAAAGAAGAAAAAACAGGACGAATCATGGAGACTACATACAGGGAGTGTGAAATACAATTCCTGGATCAAAAAAGATTTCCATCTAAAGAGTCGGGTAAATATAATTCTTCTACCAAGAACGTGGTACAAATAAACATAAAGTCATTCGAAGAAGTACCAATATACCACACCAAAATTAAACATAAGACGGAGATAATGTGATCAGCAGAAAAATATACGGGCCTCCGGGAACAGGGAAAACAACTAAACTTATTAATTATGTTAAAACATTTTATAAATTGGGGACACCTTTGGATAAGATTGGGTACTTTGCATTTACTACTAAAGCAGCAACTGAAGCTACCAATAGAATGTTAGATGCATATAAACATTTACAAAAGAAAGACTTAAAAAATTTTAGAACTCTCCACTCTCTTGCTTTTAATAGACTAGGTATGAAAAAGGCACAGGTTATGCAGGATGAACACTACGAAGATATAGGAAGAAAACTAGGTATTGAAGTGACTGTATATTCTAATGGCCAGGAAAACACAGGGTTTGTAGATTCTAATAGTGAGTATTTTAATTTGATAAATGCAGCCAGGATTAAAGAGATATCTATTGAAGATGAATACAATACTGGAATGTATTCTTATGAATTAGAAAAAAATTTATTACATATTTTAGAAGGAGAATTAAATAACTATAAAGATTCCTTTAAGCTGTATGATTTTACAGACATGATCGAAAAATTTAATGTGGCTAAATTGTGTCCGAAATATGACGTAGTTTTTGTTGATGAAGCTCAGGATTTATCACCAATTCAGTGGAAAATGGTAGATATTCTGCGGGAAAATTCCAAATATGTTATACTAGCTGGCGACGATGATCAAGCTATTTATGGCTGGGCCGGTGCAGATGTGCTTAAATTTATAGCTACACAGTCTAAAAAAGACATTATTTTGCCACAATCTCACAGGGTTCCTAGGAGTGTACAAACCATAGCTGATAAAATTTTAGATAGAATTCCAGATAACAGAAGAGTTAAAAAGAATTGGAAAGCACGAGACGAAGAAGGAATGGTGGACCACATCACATCAATTGAAGATGCGCCATTACATACAGGAGACTGGTTAGTACTTGCGCGAACTAATGATAGATTGGAAAAATTAAAACCTATTCTAAAGGATATGGGAATTTATTTTCAATATAAAGGAAGAAAAAGTTTTACTACATCATTGTTTAGAAGCATTCTAAACTACACAAGATGGCAGAATAAAGGGGATAAATTATCTTTAAGTGAAGTAAAAGATATTTTTGAATGTACTCAATCTTACCAGACTTTAAAAGAAGAACGACTTTATGATTTAACCGAGTTTGGATTTAGTAATACCCAACGATGGTATGACGTATTTAAAATAAACCCAGAGGAATGTTTATACATAAGAGAAATGTTAAGACAGGAAGAAAATTTACATAAAGATGCGAGAGTACAATTATCTACAATTCATTCTGCTAAAGGCGGACAGGCTACAAATGTTTTATTAATTTTAGATAACACAAAAACAATTAGAGAAGCAGTAGAAAAAAGCGACGACAAACATGATGAAGAACAAAGAGTCTGGTATGTGGGTGTAACACGTACAAAACAAAACTTATATATAATGACAGCTAAAAGGGAGGATAGAGGATATGACATCGAAAGTTTGGGATAAACAACACGGCGGATCACATTATCAGAATTTTAAAATTCAGCCAAGTAAATTTGTAGTTGAAAATGAATTGCTTTTTCCAGAAGGATGCGCTATAAAATACATCTGCCGTCACAGGCTGAAAGGAAAAAAGGAAGATATATTGAAGGCCATACACTTTTTAGAAATGATACTTGAAAGAGATTATCCTGAAAAAGAAATTCCAAAAGAAGATAAACCACAAGATAAAGATAACTCATGGGGGATCATAACAAAATGAAGATTCCTAAGTTTGAAGCACAGACAGAATGGGTTAAGCCTACAGAATTTCCAGACTTACGTCAGGTAGAAGAGATTGCAATAGATTTAGAAACTAAAGATCCAGACTTAATTAAAAAAGGATCTGGTTCTGTTATTGGTAATGGAGAAGTAATTGGTATTGCAGTTGCAACAAAACATTACAAAGGATATTTTCCAATTGCTCACGAAGGTGGTGGTAATATGGATAGATCAAGAGTTTTATCTTGGTTAAAAGATGTATTAGAAGCACCCTCAACAAAAATTTTTCACAATGCTATTTACGATGTCTGCTGGTTAAGAGCTATGGGCTTTAAGATTAATGGCGATATAGCATGTACTATGATTGCTGCAGCAGTAACAGACGAGAACAGATTTCGTTATGATCTTAATAGTTTATCGTGGCATTATCTGGGTTATGGTAAGAACGAAGCTGCACTAGCAGAAGCTGCATCTGAATGGGGTATAGACCCTAAATCTGAAATGTATAAACTACCCTCTATGCATGTTGGTGCTTATGCAGAAAGAGATGCTGAAGTAACCTTTGGTCTTTGGCAAGAAATGAAAAAAGAAATTATTAGTCAGGACCTGGAAGATATATTTGATTTAGAATCAGATCTATTTCCGTGTCTGGTTGACATGAGATTCAAAGGTGTGCGTGTAGATATTGAAAGAGCACATGCAATGAAAACAGAATTTAAAAAAGCAGAAAAAGAATTACTCCATAAAATAAAAGGAGAAACAAATATTGATACACAGATATGGGCGGCAAGAAGTATTGCTAATGTGTTTGATGTATTAAGATTAGAGTACCCACGTACAGAAAAAACAGAAGCACCATCATTTACTAAAAATTTTTTACAAGAACATAAACATCCTGTTGTTAATATGATTGCTAAAGCAAGAGAGATTAATAAAGCTCATACAACTTTTATTGATTCTATTTTAAGATATGAACATAAAGGAAGAATACATGCAGAGATAAATCAACTTAGAAATGCAGGGGGAGGTACAGTAACTGGAAGATTTTCTTATCAGAATCCTAACCTCCAGCAAATTCCTGCAAGGAACAAGGATCTGGGACCTAAGATCAGGTCATTATTTATTCCTGAAGAAGGTTGTAAGTGGGGAGTCTTTGATTACTCACAACAAGAACCAAGATTAGTAGTACACTATGCGTCGTTATATAAACTACCATCAGTCTATGATGTAATTGATGCATACAACACAGACTCTAACGCAGATTTCCATCAAACAGTAGCAGACATGGCTCAGATACCACGTTCACAAGCGAAGACAATTAACCTTGGACTATTCTATGGAATGGGTAAGGCTAAACTTCAAGCAGAATTAGGTGTTACTAAAGAAAAAGCTGCAGAATTATTTAACACCTATCACCAGAGAGTACCGTTTGTTAAACAGTTGATGGAGAAAGCTTCTAACAGAGCACAGGACAGAGGACAGATAAGAACTTTATTAGGTCGGCTTTGTCGCTTCCATTTATGGGAACCGAATCAGTTCGGTATGCATAAAGCGTTGCCTCACGAAGAAGCACTCAGGGAACATGGACCAGGAATCAGGAGAGCTTACACATACAAAGCATTAAATAAATTAATTCAAGGTAGTGCTGCTGATATGACAAAAAAAT